ATTTGTTGATTGTGTCTTCTTTGATAACTTTAAGGTGCTTAAGACCGATGTTACCTACAAGACCTGATTCTAATAATGCTCCCATTTTTAGTATTTTGTTTTGTTTGTTTTATTTGTTTATTTAATTTTAATTACCCAATTTTACTCATCAAATCTTTCATTCTTAAGAATTGAGGATTCTCATAAGTTTTTGATTCAATTAGGGTAGTTGATGAACCTGTAGAAACGTTCTTGTTTAATTTAGTTTCTATAGATTCGTTCATTGGTGTTGACTCAGTTTTAGACAATTCGTCCTTAATCGACCTATAAAGATTTTTAGATTCTTTCAAAGTATCTACATTGTCGAATCTTCTAAGAATATTAATTTTCTCCTTTTTAGTGGTCGAATGTTCAGTGAACAATCTTGTAGCATATGCCAAGTTTGAGTTGAAGATAGCGACTTCATTAAGTTTTTCTCTGAAAATATTTAATGCTTTTCTGTACTCTTCATTCTTTTCTCTTAACACATTAACTTCTGATTCTGTGGATTCAACTTTTACTCCGTTTTTACCATAAACATAATTTCTGTTGTTAGTAATACCTTTTCTAAGTCCTCGTCCTTCTTTTGAACCCATTCCATAAGTTCTTGCTGCTTCTTTAGTTTCTTCCTTTTCGAAAGCTTTTCTTTTTAGAGTACCACCTTTTTTGGTTGTAAAATCTTCTTTACCTGGCATGGTTTTAGATTTATCACCTTTGTTCATTCCGTGAGCACCCTCTTTTGTTTCAGCCTTAACAACTTTGGATTTTTGTTCCATATTTTCACCTTTCTTGTATACGAAATTTGGTTTTCCTGTACCCATTGTTTTAGGACCTTCTTTTTTGTCCTCTTTGAATCCACCTGCAGCTTTTGAGTTATAAGTGAATTTAGGTCCAGAACCAATTCCAACACCTTTAGGTTTTACTGTCGATTTACCTTCTCTAACAGATCTTCTGTGGTTGTAAGATTCGTCCAAATCTTCTTCTTCGTACTCTTCTTCATCCATCATGTATTCTCCTTCTTCAAGGTCTTCTCCTTCTTCAATATCTTCACCTTCTTCAAGGTCTTCACCTTCTTCAAGATCATCTTCCTCATTGAATTCAATTTCATACATAACTTCTTCGTCTTGGTCCATTTCGAGGTCTTCAACGTCTCCGTCTTTTGAGAAAATTGCGTTAATTACATCTTCTGTATCAACGTCCATTTCATCGATTTCACTGTCTATCATAGTTTCATCTAATTCTTCTTCGTCTTCTTCAGACTCACCAAGCTTAACTAAGTATTCGGAATCTGTGTCAGTATCGCTCAAGTGAATATCCTCACCGTCTTTCTTAACGATAATTCCATCTTCTTCACCCATAGCTTTAAACACCTTCAGAATTTCTTCGTCAGAAGCATCAGTCAAATCTATTGGACTTTCTTCTGAATCCATATCCATGTCCATGTCAAAATCCATGTCCATTTCCATATCATCTTCATTATCAACAGGTACATCCATATCGATGTCTGTATCTAATTCAACCTCATCTTCCATATCTTGTTCTGATAGAGATTCTTTTACTAACTGATTGATTTCTTCCTTCATAGTAGAAGCAAGTATTCCTTTTGCGTTTTGGGCGATTGCTTCTTCAACATTTCTCATTTGAATTAACGCCTCCTGTACTAAGTTTTTATTTTCTTGCATAGAAAAAAATTGTTTAATTTATCATATAAATAGTGCCAAAATGAAAAAAAGTCATTTCACAATACCCCTAAAATAAAAAAAGTGGTCAATAGACCACTTCATTTGTTTCAGTTTGATAATGTTGATTACTCAATCACCTCGTCAATTTTACTTTCAGACACAGCAGTGATTCTCCAATCATGAGTAAATCCCTCATACTTCTTGGTTACTTTTGCCTCAACGTCTGTAACAGAGTAACCTTTTACCAATTTCTCTTCTCTAACTTTTTTAATCTTACCTGTGTTTTCATCAGGAAAATCGTACTGAATTTTTGCTACAAAATATTTTTCTTCCATAATTTTATTTTCTTAAAAAATCGTCTAATTTTTTCATTAAGTCAACTGACTTTTCGGCATACTCATTATTTTGTTTAGATTTTCTTTCCTCCTCTAAATTTTCTTCATACTTACTTCGTTCATCTGGATTTGAAAACAAATAAGCACCAGGAGTTGAGGGTGATGATACCAAATCAAAACATATTAATTCGAAGTCATCTTGTACTTCATTTCTTTCTCCAACTTTTTTTAACGACCCAACACCTCTTGAAGAAATACCTAAAGTTACTCCTTGTCTCATTAAATTAGCCGCTTGATCTCCCTTAGTCGAAACGATACCTCTTTCGTGAAACCCCGGAGATGTCAATAATTTGAGTTTTCCCATGAGTATATTTTTATCCCACCATATATCGGTAATGATGTGAGATACTCTGTCCAAGTCAATTAATGATGATTCAGGGTGATTTAATTCAGATGTTGACAACCCCTTAGAAATAGATTGTTTATATCTATCAGCCTCTCTTTTTAGAATCCTCTCGGGATATGTTCTGCCATTTCTATTTGGAGTATCATATTTTTGAAGTACTGCATAAAATTCAAATGGATTTCTATAATCTAAATTGGATGCTTCTTTTATAATGTCAATATTCTGAGCGTCTTTCGGAGAAACCCAACCAGCATCCATTTCAATTAATATACCGTGGCCAAGCTCGCTTGCTTCTAAAATTCTTAAATTTTTCATCTAATCTTTTAACATAAATATACGGATTCAGATAGTTTGTTAAATTTCGTCTTTTTTAGAAATTGAAAATTCAAAGTATTTGTTCTGAACCACGTTATTTTTATAGATTGATTTGACAATATTTTTTATGGACTCTTTAATTTCATCACACTTAAAATCCATTTCTCGTAGGGTATATAGGTTGATTTCCAAATTGAAAAATGATTTCTTACCCTTTGATATTCCACTTGTCCGAAGATCTAAATCGACAATATTTTTTTCTTGAAAAATTTTTGAATCGATTGATTCGAAAACTGAATTTTTTATTTCTCTTCCTAAACCTGATACAACTCGATTCCAATTATCCAATTCTTCTTTTGGTGTAACCCATGATTGGATATTTATATAAACCGATTTTAAGTTTTTGGAGTCTACTGTCCCATATTGGGACTTGATGGGGTTGAATAGGTTAAGTTTAACACTTTTTCCTTTTTTCATTAATAATGATATTATGTACGTTTATTAATGAAATAATATACATAATATACATAAATGTCAAAATTTTTTTATATTTGGAGATATTTTAATATATGATAATAATAAAAATTAATCAGGGTAATAACATTGAGAAGGCTCTCAAAACCCTAAAGTCAAAAGTAATCAAAACAAAACAAAATCAGATTTTATTTGAGAAACGTGAATATACAAAAAAATCTGTACTTAGAAGAGCACAGATTCTGAAGGCGAAACATATTCAAAGTCTTAAAGACCAATCAAATTGATTCTTCCAAATTTTTTAATTTTAAGAAATTCAATTGGTCAAATTTTTCAGACTTAACTTTATCAATCGTTTCTGAAATTTTTGTTTTAATATCCTGTGAATCTTCACTATTTTGGAGTGCAGTCAATTTAGATATTGCACTTTCCTTGATTGTCTCAAATTTTGTTTCCAAAGTTTTGGTATCTTCAGAAACTATTTGAAAAAATTCTTTTTTAGAATTTTCGTCCAAATTAAGTATATAATTATTAACTGTTTGGTTAGCAACTGCGACCATGGAACTAATCGGTATATGTATACTTTCTTTGATAGATTCTTTAGTTGATGTAATAACTTTCAGAATATTTTTCTTTGCACTTACTCTTTCAAGTAAATTAACACCTTGGCCATAGACTAATGTATCTATTTCAGTATAATTGTTTTCAGTTTTTTCAGAAAGACTAATTGGAAGTTTAATACTTGGTAAAATCTTATTCAATAGAGAAATCCCCTCCTCTATAAAATCCTTCGCATCCTGTTCACTTAATCCTTGAGGTGAACTCAGTTGGTCATATATCGCGTATGCTTTAGACATAGCTTTATTACTCAAAACGTTGTGTTTGAATTCTCGTAAAGTCTTCTTGAATTCAGTTTCATTTTTGTATGATTCCAAGAGATTTTTTTCAATTAGGGATTTTATTGTTCCGAAGGTCATTGTGTTTTTTACAATAAATATTATGAGTTTAATAACTTATCTAAGTGTTTTGAAATTTCTCCTAAATAATCTTGTCCTTGACCCAAATTAATCATTTGAGATCCTTTAATAAAGTTATTTTCAACTAAAATGTTCATATCTTTTTGTCTTGATTCTGGAGTTACTTCTGCCGCGGGAGGAGCTTCTTCACCACCTCCGGCCGGTGGTGTCTCTGTCTCTCCACCAGGAATCTCACTACCTCCACCGAATGATGGTGGAGGACCTAATTCCTCACCTCCATCCATTGTGGTTGCCGCACCTGCGGTTGGTGTTGCCCCTGTAGCACTTCCGTAAAGTTTATCTATATTATCAAACAATCCTGTTTTTGTAATAACTGTTGGAGTTGCTTTTAACTCTTCGCCTACAGCTCTTTCAATTCTTTGTTGTTGTAAGTCTAAACGAACTTCATCATCTGACCATCCAAAGATGTGTTTCTTTGCCCATGTAGATGAAGTAGCTTGAATTCCATTTCCTGGATCGGAAACCAAATCTTTATACAATAATACTTTTTCTTTCCAAACATCAATTTTCAATAAATCTGCTTGTGTGGAAGGATTTGTTAATCCAATTGTAAAATTCCCTAATTCATCTTCAAACCCTAATAAAAACAAATGCACAATTGCAATCTTATTAAGTTCTGCAACCATACTCTTTTGAATTCTGTTGATTGTACGGGCAAATCGGATATCTTGTAATGCCAAATTTTTACCATCACCAACAACTTCTTCGAAACCTAAGAATGCTTTTGGAACTCGGAGAGCGGTTAACAATTTCTTTTGAATATATTCAATATCGGCAATTTCAGATAAGTTAGTTGCGCCTGGCAAAGTATCGATAGGTGTTGGCGCTGCCGGATCTCTTACAGGTATGAAATAATCTTGGTCAACCGCCATTTGATTGAATCTCATATCAACATTACCTGTTTTACTATCAACAACTTGCTCTCTTTTGAATTTGTTTGCAACACGTTGTACATATGCTTCGACATCATCGTCGTTCATGTTACCCACAAAAACTTTGAATATTCTTCTTTCAGGGGCTCTTGAAGTTCTATATATTAACATAGCGTCTTCACAAAGAAGTAATTGTTTCCAAATACGTCTTGCTTTTTCCAACATAGATGTTCCATAAGGAAGTTTCCTGTCATCACCCAATAACCTGAAGTGAGCCATCTCCCAAGATTGGAATTCCATATTTTTATTTTTCCAAGTGAAGTGTAATCCTTTTTTGTCCTTATCGACCTCATTTTTTACATCGACAGAAATTTTACCACTTGCCCCAACTTCATGTCTTTCAATTTCTATAGTTGGTAATTGTTGACATCCTACAATTCCTTTCTCAGGGTCTAATTTCAAATAGACGAAATTGTCTCCATACTTACATGTATTACGTGTCCACATTGGTAAGTTGGTGTTGATATCTAAAGCGTTGTTGAATAAATCTGCGAGTACTCCCTTTATTCTTTTTGACTCTGAATAAATTTGTAGTATGAATCCATCTTCATTTGTGGTGGTGGATTCTTCAGCATAAATGTCTAAAGCCGCTGAAATCTCAGGAGTATATTCCATTGATTCATAATCATATTGGGCAGATAATCTTGTTGGCTCATAATAAATTGCCTGAGAATAAAGATTGTTCTCAACTTTAGCCCATTGATTGGTAAGATAATATGTTTGTTGTGCTTGAAGTTTTTCTTTCTCATATTCCTCTCTACTCTTTGTGCGTAGGAGTTCCTTTTTATCAAACTTGAATGTTGGATAATCTTGTTTTAATAATGAGTTAGGTCCAAATGTTTGTGACAGTCTTTGCCAAACCGTCATATTTTGTTCTGCCATAATCTAAATTTACTCTTTACCTCAGTAATATAAATAGTTATCTAGCACCAAATAACCATCCATATTTTTGGTAATCTGCTTTAGATGCCCCATTATTATTCAAGTGGGGGTCTCGACCCATTTGAGGTACCAATGGGTTAAAAAAATCTGAAGTATTTTTATTTTCATTCATTACTGTAGACCACGAATTCAACATGGCCTTTGTGTGATTAACGACTTTAGTTAATGACTGAAATGATTTTTCCGCAACATAAATTGCCATGGAAAGTCCCATTATACAATCATCATGTTGACCCTTTTGGTGGTCAGGTCTTCCATTGATATAAACGAAGGTGTTCATCTCATTGTATGTCCTATGAGAATATATTTTGAATCCATGTCTAACTCCTTCTTCGAATGCCGCAATAATTTGTACTCTTTTTGTATTGAAGTTGATACCGGGAATTTTTTCATTGATTTTTGGGTCCCACTTCCATTTGTTGGAAGTGTCAACTCCATCAACATATAATCCGGGTTGGTATTGTAATTCTTGCATTTTTCTGGCAGTTGAAACCCCCATACCACCCGTGATATCAATTACACAGAATGCATTGTACATCGTTCCCCACTTATATGCAATTTCAGCTAAAACATCGGGAGGGATTTTACCAACATATTCTAATACTTGTTCCCGTTCATCAAAGTCAATGATTTGGATTGATGAAAAATCCTCAGAGTCACCACGAGAAACGTCAACCCCCATAACATATTTGTGTCCATTTACAGGTTCCTTAAAAATCCACAAAGCGTTACCCATAAGTTTAGCTTGTGGGGGCCTCAATTGATTTTTGGAAATGTTTTGCATCAACTCTGAATCGAATACGTTATCACCCGATCCTAAGAAGTTACATTCAAGTTCTTGAGCAACTTTACGTCTATCGTACTTGAGTTTTTTAACCATTCCCTCAAACCATGCTGAACAAGGTTTATACCCTTGAGAAATATAATCTGTTACAACAGTATGGTCTCTTTCATAAGGATTATGATTAACTAAGTTAATTACGGAATCTATGGGATAATCTTCTCGATTCAAAAGATAATGAACCAAATCATTTGTCTTTACCATGTATAAATCTTTGGTGTAACGAGGGTCCCGATACCAAAACATTTCAGAGATTTTGAAATCATTCATCCCTCTTAGTGCTTGGTCATAAATTTCATAATATATTGGGTCGTAACCGTTTGGAGTGGAAACTACGATTACTTTACCACCAGTAGATAGTGAGGCCATACAGGCAGACCAGAAGTCTCCATCGGCCTCGATAAAGGCCGCTTCGTCAAAAATAAGAATTGTTGGTGTATAACCTCTAAGAGCATCTTTGGATGTTGCCACCGCTTTAACTTCACATCCATTATTTAGTTTGAAATGTCTTTGGGAGTTTTTTTCGACAGAGAATCTTATATCAACCCAATCAGGCCATTGTTCAATAAACGCCCTTATTTTGTTGGCCATTTCCACAGAGGTATCCAACTTGTTGGCAATGATTAGAACTTTTTCAGGTTTTTCTTTTCTTGCAAACGCAAGTTTTTTTGACGCCCAAGCCGCGGTTACAGTTGAAACCCCCGCTTGTCTGTATTTTAATGCAATGTTTTCGTTGTAGCTTTCGTAATCTTCAAGTAGCGAAACTTGGTCAGGAAAAAGTTCTAATGGGACATACTTTGATACTGTATTATCGTATGTCTGTAAATAAGAACGAAGTGCATAAGGAGTACTCCTCATACACTTCGTATATTCTATAATTAATTGTTCTTTGTTCACAAAATTAAATCATATTCGAATTTTTTATGGTCTTGGAATTCCTAAATCCCTATAAAGGTCATCAAGTCCAAAATCATCATCGTCATCGCTACCTTCCTCACCTTTGAATTCATCATACTCTTTCTTGGATTGTTGTGCCTGTTTCATTATTTCTCTGAATTTTGCAGTTGCACGTTTCACCTTGGACTCGTCTTCAGATATTGCATTACCAATAATTTCCAAAAACTCTTTTGCCTCTGTTTTATAAAGGATTGAATGAAACCAAGGTGTGAGACCTTTGTTTTCATCATCGAACATCTCATCAGGTAATGCAAATCTAATTTTTTCAACAATTTCAGGACCGATTCTAAGTTGCATTGGTTCATTTGACAATACATCAGTTACGTCTCTTACTTGTTGAGACATATTAGGGTCTTCAGGTAATCCATGTCTACCAATAGATTCCTCAAGACCTTTGATAATCTCATGACATAAAATTGGGAATATTAGACCTTCAGCAACAATTTTGGTATCAGGTTTTTCCTCACCACCTTCTTCGTCCTCATCTTCGTCATTGTTTTCCAACTTAACTTTACCTGCAACACCACTTCCAGTTTGAGACATTTGTTCAATCATTTGTTCCATAGAAAAATACATGAAATCATTGATTGCCATTATTCCTAAATAAGCAGGGTATAATCGAGGGT